AGTGGTAGAGAGCTAAATCTCCCCAGTGTGGTATTATATTTGTATATAACTGCTATACTGGGGACTTTTTTGAATTGAGGTGATGATATGGCGAACTTAAAAACAGTTACAAGAAAACTTCAAAAAGCTATATTATCCACCGGATTAATCATAAAAATCGGAACATCGCAATTCTACAGCCATGAGCAGGAGCGATTGATAACAGTAACAATTATATCAACACCTACACTTCATCTCACAAAAAGAGGCAAATGGAAAGATTGCGATTATGAAATATTACGAACTGCATCCCAGTACGATGTGGTCATGTGCCTAAAAGAAATATGGGAGGCGGTCAGAAAATGAGGATAGACAGAGGTGATTAGATGGACTTAACGCCTAAACAGAAAGCGTTTGCAGATGAATATATAAAGAATGGCGGAAATGCATCTGATGCCGCGAGGAAAGCCGGATACGCGCCTAAAAGCGCTGATGTAATAGGGCGCGAGAACTTACGGAAACCTACGATTTCTGCATATATAGCCGAAAAACAGTCTCTCATTGAAAAGCAAAAAGGCACCGACATTATGTCTCTGGCAGAAATCCAGCAACGCCGTTCCATGATTGCAAGGGGCGAGCTGACTGATTCATTCGGATTTGCTCCGGACTTCTCCGATCAGCTGAAATCTATGAACGATCTGGAGAAAACGCTTGCTATAAAAGAAGCCAGAGAAGAACAGAAGAAAGCAGAAGAAAAAGCCAGATTACAAAGTGAATATCATATTGATCTGGATATTGTCCCGGACGTATTTCATAAAATGATTAGAGATATCCGGAAAAAGAAACATAGCGAATACATTCTCCCCGGCGGGCGTGGATCCATGAAGTCATCGACAATATCATTGATTATACCGGAACTGCTGAAGAATAATTCAAACATGCACGCTCTGATTCTGCGAAAAGTCGGAAACACTATCAAAGATTCTGTTTATGCTCAGATGAAATGGGCTATTGATAAATTAAATCTAAATGAGGAATTTACGTGCAAGGTATCTCCTATGGAGATTACGTATAAGCCCACTGGACAGAAGATTTACTTTCGTGGCGCTGACGATCCGTTAAAGATTAAATCTATCAAGCCAGAGTTTGGATATATCGGTATTGTCTGGTTCGAGGAACTTGATCAATTTGCCGGTCCGGAAGAAATACGAAATATTCAGCAGTCTGCGATTCGTGGTGGTAACGAAGCGTACAAGTTTAAATCATTCAACCCACCGAGAAGCAAGAATAACTGGGCGAATGAATATACAGCAGAAGCAGAAGAAAAAGACGATAGCGCACTGGTTGTACATAGTACATATCTTGATCTTGACATTGAGCAGGAATGGCTCGGAGATATATTCCTTGCAGATGCTGAACATCTAAAAGAAGTAAATCCAGACGCTTATGACAACGAGTATTTAGGACACGCCAACGGAAATGGTGGAAATATCTTTGAATACATCGAAGAAAGAACTATCACAGACGAAGAAATTAGTCACTTTGATAGAATTTATCAAGGTAATGACTGGGGATGGTTCCCGGACCCGTATGGATTTATTAGACTATATTATGATTCTGCCAGAGAAACGATATATTTCATTGACGAAATATATGAGAACAAGAAATCAAACGAATGGACCGCAAAAGAAATTAAACGGCGTGGCTACGATGATTACGCGATCACAAGTGATAGTGCAGAACCTAAGTCAGTAAATGATTACAGAGATTTCGGATTGCCTGCTAGACCAGCAATCAAAGGACCGGGAAGCATCGAATACTCTATGAAGTGGCTGCAAAGAAGAAAGCTTGTGTTTGACCCTGCTAGAACTCCGAATGCAAGAAAAGAGTTTAAAAAGTATGAATACGAGCGAGACAAAGACGGAAATATCATCAGTGGCTATCCGGATAAGGATAATCATCTGATTGATGCAACCAGATACGCCACAGAATCAATGTGGACCAGACGAGGTAACAGTGCATAATGGGACTTATAACAACACTAAAAAGGTGGTTTAACATGATATTCAAAAAACAAGCCGAAGAGGACTTTAATATCCAGGCAGCAGAGTTTCCAGAAATGGAATCACTGATCAACCGGTGCGCGAACATTTACAGGGGAGTTCCGGAATGGCTAGATGATAAGAATAACATCAAGACGATTAATTTTGCGAAATCTGTGTGTTCTGAGACTGCCAGACTTGCAACACTGGCAATCGGCATTCAGATAGATGGCTCTGCAAGGGCTACATGGTTACAGGAGCAGATTGACAAGGTATACTTCCAGATCCGTCACTGGGTAGAATATGGCTGTGCTTACGGAACGGTGTTCATTAAGCCAAACGGTGAGAGCCTTGACATATTTACACCGACTGATGTGATGATTGTAGATTATGATAATCAGGAAATCAAAGGGATTATATTTAAGGATTCTTATACTGTTGGACGGAAATACTATACACGGCTTGAATATCACAGATTTGTTGAGACAACAGTGGACGGAGTGACAACCTATCCGTATTATGTTTCCAACAGAGCCTATGTATCAAAATCCCCTCAGTCAATCGGTGATAAGATCGACCTCAAACAAACCAAGTGGGCTGACCTAATGGCAGATACGCCACCAATACTCAAGGCAAACGGGGAGAAGTTGGATGGCCCTCTATACGGAGTACTGCGGACACCGCAGGCGAACAATGTGGATATCAGTACACCGCTTGGATTGCCGATATTTGCAGAAGCTATAGAAGAGCTGAAAGATCTCGACATTGCATACAGCCGTAATGCCGGAGAGATTTTTGATTCGCAGAAGATTGTTCTGGCAGATGATAGACTACTAATGCCAAGCGGTACACCTGTAGCAGCCATGTCGCCACAGGGCATGGAGAACAGGCGAAACGAGATGAACTTACCGCACTTTGTTAAGAATGTATTCGGACAGGACGAGAAAGAGTTTTATCAAGAAATCAATCCGGTTCTCAACACAGATACCCGCATAAGCGGCATAAATGCCCTTTTAAGCCAGTTAGGATATAAGATTGGATTCTCTAACGGGTACTTCGTTTTTAATGAATCTAGCGGCATTCAGACAGCCACAGGAGTAGAAGCGGAACAGCAGAGGACAGTGCAGTTTGTCAAGGATGTAAGGGATAAGTTAGAATCTTGTTTGGATGAAGTTATTTACGCATTGAACGTTTACGCTGACCTGTACGGGCTTGCACCGGTTGGGGCTTATGAAGTCAATTATGATTTCGGAGATATCTTGTATGTGCGTGAAAACGACCGTGCAAGATGGTGGCAGTATGTAACTACAAATAAAGTACCGGCTTGGATGTATTTCGTGAAATTCGAGGGAATGACAGAGGATGAAGCGAAAGCAATGGTCAAAGAAGCTCAGCCAGATGAACCAACATTATTCGGAGAGGAGTAAAAAGATGGCAGATAAACCAGTAACAAGGGAAGAAAAGTATCTTGCGTACTTGACAGGTGATTACACGGGCGAACTCCCGAAACCGATCACGAGAAAAGAGAAGTATTTATACGAATTGTGCCTAAAAGGAATAGGTGGCGAGATTTCTCCGGAAGAAATCAAAGCCGCAGTAAATGAGTACCTTGAAAAGAATCCAGTCAAACCCGGAGCCACGACAGAACAGGTACAACAGATTGAGCAGAACAAGACGGAGATTGCTTCGCTAAAGGAAGATTTAGTTGAATTAGGCAATAAAACATTGCATGAAGAATATGCTGATTTATTACACGGGAAAGAACCAAAAGAAAACTGGTATATAGACGCATCAAATGGAACTGGGAGAACATTGTTACAATTTTTTTCTTATATAGATATCAATGTGTCTGAATATATAGGGAAAAAATTATATCCATATACATCACATAAGGGTACAAATGTTTATCACTCATCGAGGAGTGTTGTTTTTTATGATGAAAGCGGCACATTTATTTCAGGAACTGGTATTAGCAGTAATAATCCAATAAATGGAATTGAAGTTCCTGAAAAATCAAAAACAGTATCAGTATGTTTTAATTACGACAGTGATGATAACCAACCAATTAAACCACAAGTTTATTATCTAGCAATTAATAGGGAAAACAAAAATAAGCTGATGCTTAAAAAAGATGTTTTGATAGATTATGAACAAATTCAAAACAAACCTATCATCCCAACAAAAATGAGCGAACTTGAAAATGATATTGTAATAGATAATGTAAATGATGTTCAAACGATACGAAAGCCAACTATTTCATTTATTTTTGATGATGGATTACCGAGTACATCAGATTTGGTCTCATTATTTGATTCATATGGATGGAAATGTGGCTTTGCTATATTAGCAAATTCAAATCTTCCAAATATCAAAGATAATTTCTTATCATATCAATCTAAAGGTTATGAGATACTATCCCATAGTACCGATGGAGTAGCTATGCAAGATGATTCTTTAACGATTGATGATGTGGAAACAAAAATGAAAAAGTCAAAAGAAATCTTGATAAACAATGGATTTAATATAACTGGATGGGTTACACCAAGTACTTGGTTAAACAATAAATATTTTGATAATTTGTGTAAATATTACGAATATGGTTTTGGTCATTTAGATACCAATCAAGTTGTTAATCATCATGTATTTTGGGGTAATGATATCCGCCAACTCGAAAGATGGTCTTTGGAATCAAAAACATTAGAGCAAACAAAAACTGAAATAGACTCAACTATTAATGAATGTGGATATTTATGTTTTTATGCTCATGCATATCCGTCAACCGTAAATGATAATTTTACAATTGAAAATATGAAAATCATCATGGACTATATCAAAAAATATATAGATAACGGAAAGGTACAAGTTTTGACTCCAAGATGTGCAATAAATGATTATTACACGGTAAGACATAGTGATTTGCTTGATTTATATAAAAAGTAATTAACTAAAGAGGGCTTTAGTTAACCAGAAAAAAACTAAAACATGTACCACGACTTTTGACGAAAGAGGTGATATACTATACTTAGTCCAGAATATTTACGCCGGATAACAGAGGGTAGTGAACAGATTGCAGAAGAACTGCATCAGTATATCATCTCTGAGATCGTGTCGAGGATGATGGCAAGAATCGGCAGGGGTGAAGATTATATTCTGACCAATGCCGATGCGTGGAGAATCAGAACGCTACAGGAATCTGGTAAACTGTTAGAGGATATTCTGACAGAATTATCCAGATATACCAAACGTGAACAGCGGGAACTCCTTGAAGCGTTTGAAGATGCCGGAATCACTGCAATGAATTACGATGATAAGGTATATAAGGCGGCAGGATTAAGCCCTGTACCACTTGAACAATCACCGGCTATGATAAGACTCATGGAACGAAATATGCTTGCAACCATGGGCGAGTGGAAGAACTTCACAAGAACGACTGCAAGTGCCGCTCAGAGGCTCTATATCGAGCAATGCGACCTTGCGTATAACCATATAATGACAGGGGCGGTCGGGTATACGCAAGCCATCAAAGAGGCGGTTAATAACGTTGTGAGTGATGGCGTTACGGTCACGTATTCATCTGGTAGAAAAGATACGATTGAAACAGCAGTAGCACGTTCTGTCAGAACTGGAGTGGCTCAGGCTACAGGAGATATATCCCTAAAACGCATGGAAGAAATGGACTGGGATTTAATTCTGGTCAGTGCTCACATGGGAGCCAGAACAGGTGACGGTGGTCAGAATCCCGGAAATCACTCATGGTGGCAAGGAAAGATATACTCTCGTTCTGGCAAGAGTAAGAAATTTCCACCGTTCTCATTGACCGGATATGGAACGGCAAGTGGACTGTCAGGAGTTAATTGTCGGCATAGCTTTGGAGCAAGTGACGGGGAATTTAATCCTTATGCAGAACTATCAGCACAGGATAAAGCCGACAAAGGTAAACAGTACGAAAAGGAACAGCGACAACGTACTTACGAGCGAAGAATCCGCAAGACGAAACGTGAAGTCCTTGGAATGCAATCGGCGGTTGATAACTGCAAGGATGAACAGGCAAAATTCGCATTACAGCAAGATCTTGACCGGAAGTCTTATCTTTTGCAGAAACAAAATGCTACATACAAAGATTACTGCAAGCGGAACGACCTGAGAGAACTGCAAGACCGGCTCATGATCGCTAAGTGGAACCGCCAGAACGCCGCAAAAGCCAGAAGGGCAGCAAAAAGATATAAAACAGCAAAGGGGATTGACTGATGGACAGATGGGAATATTACAATCCGAATCCTGCTGGGAATCGAGTCGGAGATTGCGTTGTCCGGGCAATATGCAAAGCAACTGGCTTCGACTGGGAAACGGTATTCGCCGGATTAATGATACAGGCATGCGCTCTGTCAGATATGCCATCAGCTAATTACGTTTGGGGAGCGTACCTCTACAAACATGGGTACAGACGCAAACTGATTGAACAATCAGAACGATATATCTATACAGTCAACGACTTTTGCGCAGACCATCCGACAGGCACATACATTCTCTGCATAGATGGCCATGTGGTGACAGTACAAGATGGTAAATATTATGATACATGGGATTCCGGAAATGAAGTCCCGGTATACTACTGGGAAAAGGAGTAGCTAAATGAGCATATCAGAATTTGTACAGATTTTCCTTTCTATCTGCGGAGGGGTGTCTATTGTCGGAGGTGCGGCAGCCGTAATCTTTAAATGGATTACCCCGGCATTCCGACTTAATAAGCGAGTAGAGACACTGGAAGAACATGATAGACGAGATTATGAAAGTCTTCGGAGAATCGCAGAACGAGATTCATTAATTCTGGAAGTGTTATCAACCATGTTGGACAGTCAGATTAGTGGAAATAAC